ACACGGGGATACGCAGAAAATACCAGTCAAGGTTCAGTAGATTTCTTATCAGATGGTTTTAAAATGAGAGCATCAACCAATCATACTAACGAAAGTGATGAAACAATGGTTTATTTAGCATTCGCAGAAACACCTTTTAAATATTCAAACGCACGATAACAGGAGAAAAATATGTGGTACTTTAATGGAGTAATAAAAACACCAAAACCAATAACTATAAGCGATGTGTCATATCCAAGTGCAATCTTTAGAGATAGTTCTTTGCTCACATCATTAGGAATCAAGCCTTATAGTGAAACAACACCAGATTCCAGATACTATCATACTGGTGCTTATACAGTAGATACATCAGGAGCAGAAGTCGTAGGCACTTACGCTGGAACTGCTAGAGATGTAGATACGCTTAAAGCTAGTATGTTAGATGTGATTAACTCACAGGTAGCTGGAAAGCAAGGTGATATAGATTGGTATTGGTCGAGAGCAGACAAAGGACACACAGCAGTACCTGCTAATATTGCAACTTATGCTACAACTATCTATAGCGAACAAGCGACTAAAGAGAGTGAGGTTGCAGCCTTATCTACTCTCGATGAGATTATGGAATACGAGAATCGCCCTCATACCGAAGTAAGAAGGACAGGTGTTGGTGATGAAACTAGGTCATCTACTAGACATATTAATATGCTACAACATTGGACAGTAAATCCTACAGATGAAGTAGACCCAGCATTTGTGAGTCTGACTGAGGATTGATAATGGCAATAAAGATAATACTTATATTGACAGCACTAACGATGGTAGGGTGTGTGGTATTTCCCAGCACTACATCTATAAGTGCGAACTCAAAATTAGATAAGATTGACAATCCTAATCTAAAGATACAACAGAATTTTAAATGGGATAGAGAGTGAAAGACCAAATTGTAATGCTGCTTCTCGGATTGCTTATAGCTTTAGGTGGTTGGACAATGACACAAACATTTTCTCTATCAACGACACAAGCAGTTCTTGATGATAAGGTAGACAAGTTAGAGAATCAAGTTGAGAAACTTATAGAAGAAATAGATGAGATGAAAAACTTGGATGAGGATATTGTAGAACAGCACGACAGATTCATCAGACTCTTGGAAGGCAACAATAGTAGCCAACCTTCAACTTATAGTTATTAAATTATGAATGGACTTAAAATACCTCTGGCGATAATCCTTGCAGTATCAATACAAGCGATAGGTTTGGTATGGTATGTAAGCAAGATTGATTCAAAAGTAGAAATCCTCTATTCTCAATATCAAGACAGTAGCCAGAAAGCGGTGATTGAAAATCAGGTTCGGATTGAAATGGAGTTACAGCAAGTAATCAAGGCTGTTGTGGGTATGGGGCAGCAAGTTATGATAAACAAAGAAGCCCTAGAAATAATTATAGGACAAACCGATTTAGTAGTAAAGCAGAATAAAGCACTCAAGAAACAACTTAATGCTTTAAAGAAACAGTTTGACGATAGTAAGAAGAAAAAGCAAACTCAAAAGAAATTGGGGTAGTTATGGAAGAGAGAGTAACAAGACTGGAAACGACTGTAGAAAGACACGATACACAAATAGGTAAACTGTTCTCAAGAGTCGATGAAACCAATAGAGCCATACAGAAGATCAATACCAATATGCTACAGATTAAATGGAGTGTCTATGGTGCTATTGCTTTCTACATCATTACTCAAGTTGGGATCATAGAGGCACTAAGAGTTGCTATATAACATAGGAGAATAATATGCCAACAGGAAAAGGTAGTTACGGTAAGAAAAGAGGTAGACCACCCAAGAGAAGATAAGTTATGATGGCACTATTTATAAATATTGCACCAATCATCTTAGGCTTTATAGCTAAGTTGATTGCACTCAAGAGCCAAGCAGCATCAGATGCTCAGAAGCTGATGATACAATCACTTCAAGTAAGGAATGATTCTATCAATCAAGCTAGAGATCGTGCAGATAAAGAAAGTCCAATGGCTGCTTGGAATCGAAGGTTTATAATAATAGTTATTTTAGGTTTAATCATCTTCACGCAAGTTGCACCTGTGTGGTTTGATGTACCAACAGTAATACCTACTATAGTTAAGGGAGCAAGTTTTTTAGGCTTCCAGTTAACTCCAGATGTGGTAGAATATGTTACTGTAGAAGGGATGTTGAAATTTGACGAAATATTCAAATGGGCAACAATGATAATCGAATTCTACTTTGGAGCACAACTAGCAAAAGGTAGGTAATACATGAAAAGGGCGATTATCGTACCCGACCAGCATTTTCCGTTACATGATGAAAAAGCGGTCAAGGTGGTACTCAAGGCGATAGATTTTATTAAACCAGACATATTTATTAATCTGGGTGATGTTGGAGAATGGGAGTCTGTATCAGGGCATAAGTACAAACGCAGGAAACGACCACCATTAGAGTATCAACTTCCAGAAATAGATAAAGAAATTAAAGCAGTTAATAAACAGATAGATAGATTTGACAAAGCGTTAGATAAGGTTGAATGTAAAGAACGACATATATTAGCTGGAAATCACGATGAATGGCTAGACTCGTTTGTAGAAGAGAATCCTTATTTAGATCAGTACACATTTAGAAATGCGTGTAAATGGGATGAAAGAGGATATGAATATAGATTCTGGAATGAGGTTTTAACCATTGGTAAGTTATCTTTTGTACATGGTGCTTACACAGGACTTAATCATGCAAAAATGCACTTAGAACGATATGGTACTAATATTATGTATGGTCATGTTCACGATGTTGCACGATATTCTGCAACTAGATTATTAGATGGAAACATTAGTTCGTGGGCAATGGGTTGTTTAAAGGATATGTCTGCTAACAATAATAAATGGTTAAAAGGCAGACTACATAATTGGAATCATGCTTTTGGAATTGTAACTTTTTTTGATAATGGTAATTTTCAAGTAGAAGTTGTAGATATTGTAAAAGGAAAATGCTCCGTATGGGGAAAAATAATTAAAGGATAGGATTATGACATTTAGAGGCTTAATCAATGAAGTATTAATAAGACTAAGAGAAGATACAATCAGTAGCGATTGGTCTGGTGATATTAATGATAGTACAACTATATCTGCCTATCAGAAAGTAATAGGTGCTTTAGTCAATGATGCGAAACGCCATGTTGAAGGAAGGCATGATTGGCTCAATCTTAGATCAACTGTTGATATTACAACTGTAAATGGCACAGAGAACTACAATCTTAGTTCTGGTCAAGAGATAAAGATCATGGATGCTGTCAATAATACTACTGGTATGCACCTTAGACAAGTTGGTAGAACATATATAAATACGGTTACATTTCCATCTCAGAATACAGGAGAACCATTGTACTATGCTTTTAATGGTAGTGATAGTTCTAATAATTTGAAAGTAGACCTCTCACCAGTTCCTACTACTGGTCATACCATCTCATTTGATATTATAAAGTTTCAAGATGACTTAACAACTGCAAGTACAGTATTAAGTGTTCCAGAAAGACCTGTTATATTAGGTGCTTGGGCAAGAGCTATTGCAGAAAGAGGTGAGGATGGTGGCACACAGTCTAGTTTAATGGCAGGTGAGGCTTCAGAGGCTCTTAAACAAGCTATTATGTTGGATAGTGGCAATACAAGATATGAAACCGATTGGTATATTACCTAATGGCTAAACCTTTATCATACCAACCACTACCCAATTATGGTGTTAATGGACTCAATACTCAGAGTAATCCATCAACACTAGATACGTCATGGCTTACTTCTGCTGATAATATTGTTCTTAGAGAGTCTGGAAGAATATCTTTCAGAAAGGGATTTAAGCAAAAAGTAGTTCCTACAGGCACAGCAATAGCTTCTATGGTAGAGCATAATGACCAAGGAACGAACAAGATATTTGCAAGTTATGGTACATCTATATATACGATAGATTTTACAGCACCCAATGCAGCTTTTCCTAGTAGTGGTGCTGATGTTAAACATACTGTAACAGATTCAACAGGAGATTGGCAATTTGTAAACTTCAATGAAAGATTACATTGTTTCCATGCAGGAGTATCACCACAAAAATATGATGGTTCTGCTGATTCTGGAGAAAAATGGTCTGCTCATCATGGTACTGGCACTGCCATTAATCTTGCTGATGCTAGTGAAATTACTGCACCTAATATTGTATCTGATAAAACATATAAGATTACAGCACTAGGAAATACAAACTTTTGGTTAGCTGGTGCTTCTCTTACACCAGCAG